CCAGTAAATACATCTGGGCGGTAAGCCAGGTGGCATGAACCGGCCAGGCATCGGGATAGACAAACACCTGGATCACTATCGTCATTCCTGCCAGCACTAGTGCGGAAAAACGGCGCGACGAAGGCGATGGCGAAGGTGGCGAGCGACTGTAGCGTTGCTGCCGTTGGATCGCCCTGCGGGAAGAAGATATGCGGAAACACAATAACGGCCGCAGTGGCGTAAATGTAAAAGTCGAAGAACNNAATGGCGCGAACGTCTGGCCACTGAACACCGTTCAATTTTCTAATCACACCCAATACGGCAAATGGACTGGCTGCGTGATGCCGCCCAGCCATTTAACCGAAATTGTGCAAGGCATTGCCGCCATTGATAAATTACACACCTGTGATGCCGTGTTAAGTGGCTATCTGGGATCGGCGGAGCAGGGTGAACATATCCTCGGTATCGTCCGTCAGGTGAAAGCCGCGAATCCGCAGGCGAAATATTTTTGCGATCCGGTAATGGGTCATCCGGAAAAAGGCTGTATCGTTGCACCGGGTGTCGCAGAGTTTCATGTGCGGCACGGTTTGCCTGCCAGCGATATCATTGCGCCGAATCTGGTTGAGCTGGAAATACTCTGTGAGCATGCGGTAAATAACGTCGAAGAAGCGGTTCTGGCAGCGCGCGAACTCATTGCGCAAGGGCCACAAATTGTGTTGGTTAAACACCTGGCGCGAGCTGGCTACAGCCGTGACCGTTTTGAAATGCTGCTGGTCACCGCCGATGAAGCCTGGCATATCAGCCGTCCGCTGGTGGATTTTGGTATGCGCCAGCCGGTAGGTGTTGGTGATGTGACGAGCGGTTTACTGCTGGTGAAACTGCTTCAGGGGGCAACGCTGCAGGAGGCGCTGGAACATGTGACCGCTGCAGTCTACGAAATCATGGTGACCACCAAAGCAATGCAGGAATATGAGCTGCAAGTGGTGGCTGCTCAGGATCGTATTGCCAAACCAGAACATTACTTCAGCGCAACAAAGCTCTGAAATATCTCATTTCGGCCCACAACGACCTGTGGGCCGATGGATATTACTTTAAGCCTTCCGCTGACAGCGCGTCTTGTACTTCCGGACGTTCAGCCATACGTTGCATAAATGCTGCAATGTGCTCTAACCCTTCCAGATTCAGTTTCACCGCGTATGCCCAGCGCAGAACCGTAAACAGATAGGCATCAGCAATTGTAAATCTTTGCCCGCAGATCCAGTGCTCATCCTTCAGTGCCTCGTTCACATATTGCAGCTTCTTCTCCAGCTGCGCGCGAACTGTCGGTTTGTACTCTTCCGGTGTATCAGGGCGAAACAGAGGTGTGAAACCTTTATGCAGCTCGGTGGCGATGTAATTCAGCCATTCGATGGTTTTATAGCGGGAAATACTGTTTACCGGTGCCAGCAACTGGCGGTCGGGGACGCTGTCGGCAAGATACTGCATAATCGCTACGCCTTCCGTCAGCAAAGTACCGTCATCCAGCAGCAATGCAGGCACCTGCCCCTTAGGGTTAACGACAAAGTAATCGTCACCGTTTTCGAGACGTTTTTTCATTAAATCCACACTGACGAGGGTAAAATCCTTTCCGCTCTCACGCAGGGTGATATGGGAAGCGAGAGAGCAGGCACCCGGTTTGTAGAACAATTTCATCGGTAACTCCTTTTGTCTGTGGTTTAAAGTATGGTAGTGCGTTGCTGAACAAAAAAAAAGCCGCTAACGAAAAGTTAGCGGCTTGTAAAAGAGTTTCCCTGAATTTTACGCTACAGCAGCTTTCGCCGCTTTGTCTGCAGCGTCATCCTGCGTCATACGGTGCAGTTTAGGCGCGGTCAGCAGCATCAGTACTGCAATAATGGCAGTAGCGACACCAATCTGCAAGAATACGCGACCATAAACTTCCAGTGACATCAGCGGGTCGGTAACGTTATCCGGCACAGCCATCATACCCGCAACATAACCACCAATCAGGTTTGCACCGGCAGTGGTCAGGAACCAGCTACCCATAATGAAGCCCATCAGACGCTGCGGAACGAGTTGTGCAACCATTGCCAGACCCAGACCAGAGATCATCAGTTCCCCGATGCTCTGCAGGCCATAGCTTGCGACCAGCCAGCTTACAGACACGATACCAGCGTCAGACGCGAATTTCGCACCCAGCGGCAGAATCAGGAACGCACCAGAACACATCACCATGCCGATTGCAAACTTGGTTGGCATCGGCAGGGTATCGCCCATCTTGTTATAGATAGCGGCCAGAATCGGACTACCGATGATGATCCAGAACGGGTTCAGTGCCTGATACTGCTCAGGTTCTACGGCCAGACCCAGAATGGAGTGCTCAACGTTACGAATCGCAAAGAAGTTCAGTGACGTTGGCATCTGGCTGTACAGCACGAAGAAGATAATGGCTTCGAGCATCAGGATGAAGGCAACGATCATTTTACGACGCGCAGCACCTTTCATCGCGAAGGCTTCTTTACCGAAGATAACCACGATACCGAAGGCAACAACGCCCAGCGCCATACGCGCAACTTCCTGATTGTGCAGCAGCCAGGTGGCGATAGCGATCAGTGCCACAACACCAATAATGGTCAGCAGCAGGTTACGGTAGTTGATAGGCTCGAAGTCTGGTTTTGAACCGTACTGTTTAACCCAGCGTTGGCAGAAGGCGAAGTTAACGATAGTGATCAGCAGGCCTACAACGCTCAACGCAAACGCAACACTCCAGCCGTATTTCGCGGCCAGCCACGGCGTAGCAATCATAGAGAAGAAAGAGCCGATGTTGACGGACATGTAGTACATGGTGAATGCACCGTCCAGACGCGGGTCGTTTTTCTCATAGCATGTAGAAAGCAGAGAAGACGGGTTAGCTTTAAACAGGCCGTTACCGACCGCAATAGCCGCCATACCCATATAAACGATACCGGCGTNGTGACCNGACNNGNNANNCNGGGGATCACGGTCATCATCGCGTTTACATCCATATCCATAATGGCCTGCAGGCGTGTACCGCGTAGCGCACCGGACTGCGGTTTACGCAGCACAATTTCGGTGATTTCTGTTTTACCGCGCTTGATGGGGGTATCCAGTTGAATGGTCTTTTCAGTCTGCTTATCGCTCATTTTGCTGTCCTGTCAATTGGGTTCTGGCGCGGTATCCCGCGCCGTTCAGATATATCAGAGGCCGAGGGCGTTGCGGTGCGCTTCCATCAGGTCCACACCGTCCACAATTTCCACCATGTTGATAAGGTCCACTTCATAGAGCACCTCACCATTGATGGTCAGCTTCGCGTAGCTGTTGGTACTGGTCACTTTGGTGGTGTTGCTTTCGCCCGTCTTCCACTCGCCGGAATCCACTTCTTTGTGACGTCCACGCACGACAAGCTCCACGGCCTGCACTTCCCCGGTATCGTCACGCTGAATAGAGCCGGTAAAGCGCAGCTGGATGCCATCCACCGTGGCTTTACCCATCTGTTTAAACAGCAGCAATTCAGTACCACCAATGGAAAATTCTGTGTCCAGCGCACTGTCATCAAGCCCCAGATCCACATCCACCGCACCCGGCATTCCGCCGCCGCGATACTTCTCATATTTGCGGGTAAATTTCGGCAGCGTCAGCGACTCAACGATCCCCTGCCAGTTGTTCCCGTCGTTAAACAGGTTCAGGTGTTTTAATTTGCGTGGTAATGCCATGTTGTCCCCTTACGCGCTGACCTGGCTGGCGAAATTCACCAGGTACTGATCGGTGATGCGCTGACGCAGCATCAGGTTTTCAAGTGGCGGCACTGGCGTGTAGTCGTAGTCGATGGTGAGTTTTCCGGCTTTCAGCGTGTCTTTGTCGTTCACCGACTCATCCAGCCAGCAATCACCACCAATGAGATAGCCCTGACTGACCAGGCTGCGCATTTTGGCGCGGATACCTTCGATAATGTCGCGGGCCAGCGACGGGTTAAGCGGTTTATCCACCGCCCACATGTGTGCTTCTGCCATCGTGTCCATCAGCACCTGCGCCGTGCGGGTGTAGTTTTCGAAGGCAAAGAGCGGGTCATCACTCAGGCAGCGGGAACCCCAGAAGCGGAAACCGTCTTTACGCACAAGCGTGGTGACGTCGTTCTGGTTCAGCAGACCTGCATCGGTTGCCGGGTCCTGCAGATCCCAGAACACATCTGCAGAAATTCCGGTGATGCCTTCCCGTGCAGTGATATCAGTGCGCTGAAACGGGATACGTCAGGGGCATTCAGGATGACCACCACCTTTATGGGGTTACAGGGGAGCCAGTCGCCTCTCCCCGGTTATTACCTCGATCACCTGGCCTG